AAGACCTGAACCCGCAGATATTCAAGTCCTACCGTTCGGGGGAGATCAAGCAGCACAGCGTAGGAATGCGCTATGTCAAACTGTCACTCGCCGCGAATGATGAGGATTACAAAGAAGCCTTCGCGGTCTGGAATACCTACATCAACCAGATCGGCAACAAGGACGCCGCAGAAGCCAAGGGGTATTTCTGGGCGGTCACAGAGGCCAAGCTAATTGAAATCAGTTGCGTGCTGGAAGGCAGCAACACATTAACACCGACGTTGGAAGCAAGCGACAAGGGCACTGCAAGCGAGCCGCCGGAAGGCACTCAGGAGCAGCCGCGCAAATCCGTATGGGCTTCTATTGGATCACAACTAAACAACTAAAACAATCATGAAAAAGATCAATCTTTTTGAATCCCTGAAAGCAAAAGGGGTCACGTTTCAAGACGGCGAGGAGAAGATGCTCAACGAACTGAGCACGGAGCTTAACGCCGCCTTCGATGCCGCGAAATCCGGCACGATCAGCGCGGATGATGCCCAAAAGCAGGTAGATGCGGCTATTAAAGCCCTCCCTACCCAATTCTCCGCGAAGTCTATCACTATCCCCGGCACCGCCGTAAAGGGTGCAGATGGCGTTATGGGCGCAGATGCCACGCTTGATGAGTTCCTGCGCACGAAGGCAACGGAGATTGGCGAGCTTCAGAGGGCAGCCAAAACCGCCCCTTCCGTCAATCCGGTACAGGCTCAGGCCGAAACGATCAAAAGCCTGGTGGCTGAGGTCAAGAAGGCCAAAGCAAGCGGCGTAAACGGTCAGTTCTTCATCAGTGCCGATAAGGCATTTGATAGCAACGACAGGACCGACAAAGCTGCGGTCACCATGACCACCGGGGGTGTGAATGCCAACGCATCAGGCGTGACCGTTCCTGCTAATTACCTCTACGGGGTAGAAGCTACCGCGAACCCTGATGTACGCATTGACCCGTATGTAACGCAGTTCGTGGACAACGGCAGCACCGACATGGCTGCTATCCCCTACATGGATAAGCTGCCAACTCAGGGTACTATGGCGATCACCGCTGAGGGTGCGCTGAAGCCGCTGCTGTCGTGGACTAACGAGCGCCGGTTTACCACCGCGTTTAAGATCGCAGGCCGCACGAAGGTGACCGAGGAAGCGCTCGATGATGTTCCGGGCCTTCAGGCTCAGGCCAACAACGAGCTGCGCTACTCTCACGACATCGCAGAGCAAAATGCCATCTACGCGCATGTTGCCAGCTTCGCGCCTGCTTTCGTAGCGGGTGACCTCGCTGCATCAACCAAGCTGCCGTCCAACTGGGACGCTATCCGCGCCGCTGTGTATGCAGTCAAGATCGCCAGCAAGGGCCGGTTTATCCCGAATGCCGCCGTTATCAACAGCGCCGACGCCTACGCGATGGGCGCGACAAAGGACACGGCCGGGCAGTATGTGATTCCAACATTCGTACTGCCTGACGGCACTAAGGTATCCGGGGTGCGCGTGGTTGAAACGCAGGACGATACCAACGTAGCAGCCGGTACAATGATCGTCGGCGACTGGCGCAAGATCAAGCGCCGGGTTTACAAGCCGTTCAATCTCCGGATGGGGCAGGGTATCAACGGCAGCTCCACAGCAGCCAATATCACATCCGACTTTGAAACCAATCAGTACACGTTCATCGGAGAGAGCCGCCTGCACCTGTGGCACTACAAGAACGACGAAACGGCCTTTATCAAGTCCACTTTCGCCGCCATCAAAACGGCCATCGTTCTCTAATTATTCATCATTAAACGCCCAATATCATGGCAAACGAAAAACAAACGGGTAACGATCAGCCGGAAGTAATGACCAGCCGGTCAAGTATCGTAAAGGCGCAGGCCGAGTACAAGGGGAATCAACACTCTGACCTCGTGGAAATCAAAATCACAGCAGATGGCGAGTTCTACAAGAAAGGCGACGTTGACCAGGTACACCCGACAATGGCGCTGATCCTGAAAGAAAAGGGCCTCATTGCCGACACCGGCAAGCCTGTAGAGCGTCCCAAGTTCAATCAAACAGACATCACCGTAGACGCGTAAAGCCATGCTGATAGACCGCACATACTTCGACGGCGACCTGATCTTAACAGTAAGCGAACCCTCACAAAGAGCAGCCGTAGACGCGGCGATAGCTACCTATGAGGACGAGTTTCTGCGTAAGCTCTTAGGGCCGTCGCTGTATGATGCGTTTATCGCAGGTCTTGCATCCGGAACAGGCACCCCGTTTTCCTCGCAGTTCTCTAACCAATTCGGTACGGGCACAGTGGCGCAGCGGTGGCAATGGATACGGGACGGGCACACCTACACCTACGGCGGGCGGTCCTACACTTGGCCGGGCCTGAAGAACAGTAAGAAGCAGTCACCGATTGCCAATTACACCTATTGGCACTACGTCAAAAAGAATAGCCGCCCTACCACTCAATTCGGCCCCTCGAAAGGCAAGGTTGAAAACGCTACCGTCGTTAGTCCTGCGCTCGAATTAAAGGACGTATGGAATGAGATGGTAGAATGGTGTCAGGCGCTCGGTTACATGCTCATCTATCTGGAATTAAGCGGCGCGCCTGCCTATCCCGAGTTCAATTGGGCTGAGGTGGACGGGGATCTGTTTGAGCATCAAAACCTGTTCGGGCTATGATACTCGAAACCACACTCACGGAGCGGTTCTTGGCGCTCATTAAGGACACGGAGGCACCAATACTGCCCTACCTACAGACCGTAGACCCAACGATCCAACAACTGCACGGCCTGTGTGGGCACCCCCTCCCCATAGTCAATACGCTGATGGGCATGAATAACCCGCAGTCCTACCAATACCTGAAATATCCGCTTATCGCGGTGTTTGAGGACATAGTAGAACGGGGGGTGGTGGGAGATGTGCGGAGCATTACGCCACGCATTGTTATAGTCAATCAGACTACGGCTGAATACACGCGAAAGGAAAGGGATGACAAGAATTTCAAGCCAATCCTAATCCCGATCTATAATGAGTTCATGCGCCAACTGCGGCGTAACCGATACTTCAGATGGGACTATAAAAAGCCCGGAGATAAGACCATGCGCCCCTTTTGGGGCAAGGAAGGCCTTTATGGAAGTGAAGGGAATATAGCAGGCGACGCGCTGGACTGTATAGAGCTGAGGATCGAACTAATACCACACCGGGCACCGACATGTGCGCCGGCTTTCAAACGAAACTTTTAAATCATTCAAATCATGGCTAACAAGCTGAACAAACTAGATTGCTTCGTTGTCGGTGCGGGCGGAAACGTCGGACGCGCTGCCTGCGATTTTGAACCGGGGCCACTCATCGGAGAAATCTACGGGCCTCGTAACATGACCTTCCTGCGTGCTGACACGGTGGATGAAGCCACCTTTCTGGCCGCGCTGATTGCTTCTTCTAAAGATGACAACTATCAGGCGCGGACGTTTACGATTGGCACCTATCAGACCGTCACGCCATCAGGCGAAGCGAAGGTTGAAAAGACCTTTGACAACGGTACTAAGCGCACGCTGCGGAAAGCCACCCGGCAGGATGACATGGTGCTCACGGAAAAGAAGTGCTACCATACGAGCGTGCAAAAAACGCTTGATGGGCAACAGTCATCCCTCGGGGTTATTGAGATCCACGATCAGCTCGACGGCACCTTTGCAATCTACGGGCGCAACGCGCTCGACGCGCAGGCCGAGGAAGTGATGGGCTTTTTCCCGCTATCAACGCTGGATGTGAGCATTTATCAGCCTCGCACCTATGGCGATGTAGGGCAATTCACAGTCACCCGCGGTTTCCAGAGCGCGACACAGGTCGATACGGAGTACGCGGTGTTCATTGCTGATTTCAACCCAATCGACGCCATTATTGGGCTGCTTACGGCTAAGCTTAACGCTACATCTACCGGTCCGACCAACATCACCGTAACAGGTGCGGCAGGCTGTGGCTCACAAGACCTCCGCACCAACTTCGGCGGCGACCTCGCGGTAGTCCCTGCATGGGAAGTAACCAACACCCTGACAGGTGGCGTTATCACCGTAGCATCTGTGGCCCTCACGTCCACAGGCTACGCCCTGACAATCGCTGCTACAGGTGTAGATTCAGACAATCCGGGAACAGGTGGAAGCGTGACCGTAAAGCTCGTTTCTCCGTCTGCCCTTGCCGGTCTTACCGTGCCTGTGGAAGGTATCGAGAGCAACGTGGTAACCGTCACCCTCGGCTAATCAATTAACAAGCCCGGCCTTACGGGGCCGGGCACTATTGAATACTCATGAACACCTTAAAATATGACGGCGTAGACTTCAACGCGGACTTTGTGGCTGACCTGCCCTTTGCGGCATTTGTCGCCCTTCACGCGGGGATATGGCCGAATAAGACAGAGGAAGCCCGCACCCTTGCTTTCTCCCGCGTTCATCAACTGTGCAATGATATGGCAGGCGCTACGATTCAAAACCGTGGGCCTATAAGTCCAGTTGGCGAAAGCGGCCCGGAGAAGCTTATCATCCCAACAAAACCCGTTTTTCATGGTAACAGCAGCAATGATGCTAAGGAAGTTTCAGGCGCTGGACCCGATACAGGAAATAGGGGAAGCGATACAGCGGACAGCACCGGAGGCGATAGCGCTGAACCGGGAACAACTGTTCGAAAAGGGAGAAAAGGCCACGGGGGAGAAGCTGAAGCCGTATAGCCCCGGATATGCCCGCCGTAAGCTAAAGATGCGCGGCAGAAGTATCGTGGATGGCTACTTAACCGGAGAGATGCAGCGGGAAATCTTCGTGGACGTGCGCGAGAATGGCACAGCGGTATTCGATTCGGCCTCACCTCACGCAGCCTTTATGATTAAGCGGGACGGCCCGGCCATATTCGGGCTTAGTGCGGACAGCAAAGCGGAGTACAGCGCGGTAATTCATCCGGTGTATATGGGAAGCATTAAACGTAAAACGGGAGTACAATAAAATCATTATGGTTTATCAATTCACCGAACAGGAGGAAGCCGCAATGAAAAGCGCGGCCAACCTATGGAACGTTTTGTTGAAAATGGAACCCGAGCACCCCGACGATATTGATGATCTCAGATACCATATCCACGGCATCCAAAATATCATAGCCGCCCGCGTAGGTATGCGCCAATTCAACCGAAAGTTTGACGAATCGCAAAATGATTACCCGGAGTGAGCCGCTGCATACCCTGCGAGTTAAAACGACAACGACTAGAGCATAAACTGAATAATGTCCGAATCCGAGCACGAAAATGGGCCGAAGAGCAGAACCTTTCCGAGGTGGCTGTCTTCATGCCTGAGACTGAACCCGGGGAGGATGGAGATAGCTACAGTTTCGCAAGCTCCCCGCCTGCCGGATCTATCGTTGTTGAATATCTATCAGTCGTGTGATGAACTGCCCTTAAAGGTGTTCATCAGGTGCATGGTCAGCGGTGATTATACCGGCCTAGTTAAATCCGGACCTACGGACACGCCTGAAGCTTGGGCAGCTATTGAAGACGCATGGCTCAGTATCTACAGTCAGTATTGTGCGCTGATTGGGGGCATTCAGATAGCCGCCTTTATACAGCGTGCGAAGACCGTTAACGCCCTTTCCTCCAAGATCAACCGGATTACCGCGCTTGTTGATTGCGCCCGCCTGATCGTCTGTGATGAGCTTATTACCGCGCTGGCAGCAGAGGGGTATAAGGTCAACGCGGCACGCCTGGCATCAGCCGACGATGAAGGGTACTTACAAGAGCTTGACGCGGTGATGGCCCGGCTCAGACCCGAAAAGATGAAGCTGGACAGCCTGATAAAGGAGCTTCCAAAAGCCGACGACAAGCAAAAGAGCACGGAGCAGGATTTTACCCGCACCCTTTTAGAGGTGAGCAAGTACGAGGGCTATCAGGTGAAGGCCAAAGACACCACAGTCTCGGAGTACTGCGAATACGTGAAGCGCCTGCGGGATTACATTGAATCACAGATTAAACTAAATGGGCATGGACGAAAGGGTAAGTAGTAAACTCTGCGGCATCTACATGATAGAGGCTCCGGACGGTAAGAAGTACATCGGCGCAAGCGGCGACATTGTGAAGCGTTGGCGGACCTACCGGGCGCAGCGTGAGCGTGTTGCCAACCACGCCAAACTATGCGCCAGCTTCCGCGAGTTCGGTATAGATAGGCACGTATTCTCTGTTGTGGAGTTGTGCGACAAAGCCATGCTGCCAGAGCGGGAAGCCTATCACGGAATGGTGAATGACGTTTTAGAGAGCGGGCTTAATAGCTCCCTGCCAAAATCAGCATTAGGCAATGCCACTACCTCAAAATCCAAATGCGAGAACCATAGCAAAGCGCTTTTAGGGAAAAGGCATAGCGAGGCCCACAAGGCGGCAATTTCTGCATCGCGGACAGGCGGCACACTATCGGAAGCCACAAAACAAAAGATCAGCAAGGCCAATACGGGCCGCAAGCTAACGGATGAGCAAAAGCAAAAGATCAGCAAGGCAATGAAAGGCAGGCCCGGCCGGCCGCAGTCAGAAGAAACAAAGCGGAAGATTGCCGCATTCCAACAAGCGCGAAAGGCAGAATCACAGGATAAATTAAAGAGCTATGGCTGATGAAAGAGTGTCGTCCTTCGCCAGTCCGGAGTTCTTCGCAGAGCTGGACAGGGCACAGAAAGGGCTTAAAGAGGTCGTGGATGCCATCGTTGCGGCGAATGGTGCTGCCAAGAAGGCGGAGGGCTTTTCTATGCAGGCCGGTTCTATTAAAGACATTGCCGCTTCTGCTCAACAGTTAGTGGATGCTAACGGCAAGCTCGTTACCAGCACGGCGGAGGTAAGCAAAGCCACCCGTGATTATCTGGCATTAAAGGCACAGCATAACGGATCTACTAAAGAAGTAATTGCCGGCACCGCGGAGGTAATCCGGCTGAGTGCTGATGAAGCCAAAGCTCTGCAAGAGGTCAACAAGGCCATGCGGGAGGGCGAGAAGGTGCGCTCTCAGGCCGCTAAGACGCAAGCGGAGATGAATAGGAGCATGCTGGAAGCGGAGAAGGTTAGGACACAGGCCGCCCGTACGCAGTTGGAAATAAATAAGGGTGAAGCCGCGCGTATCAATGCGCTGATCGCCCAAGAAAAAGAACTTGACCGACTCATTGCCAAAGAAAAAAAGGCAGAGGAAACCGCCCGGAAAGCCGCAGAAACAGAGCAAAAGAAGGCGGCAGCAGCCAATGTTGCAGCGGATAGCCTTAAGGGAATGAGCACCACACTGGACGCGCTCAGGAAAAGCTATAGCCTACTAACGCAGGCGGAAAGGGAGAATGAAAATGTAGGTGGTGCGCTTCTTGCCCAAATTAAGACCCTTGATACACAGCTAAAAATAGCCGATGCAACTCAAGGCAAGTATCAAAGAAATGTGGGCAATTATGCAAGCGCCTATAATGGGCTGGGTAACTCGGTGCAGCAGATCGCGCGTGAGCTTCCCTCCCTAAGCAACGGCTTTGCCACGTTCGCATCTGCCATCGGCAATAATATCGCCCCGCTAGGTGACGCCCTAAAAGACGCCGTAGAGCAAAACAAGGCGCTGAGGGGTGAAGGCAAACAGACCGTCCCGATATTCAAGCAGCTTATTAGCTCTATATTCTCATGGCAGACCCTGCTTGTTGTAGGTGTAACCGTACTCACGGTCTATGGGCAAAAGCTGCTCGATATTGCAACCGGCAACGATAAGAATACGGAATCTTACAAGAAGCTCGTCAAGGAAACGGAGAGCTATCACGATTCTCTCAAGAGCATAGAAAGCACGTCCCGCGCAAACGCCGCCGCAGAGGTAGCACGCCTACAGGCGTTATCAATAACGGCCACCAATACCTCTTTGGCAACGACCCAGAGGACTGACGCGGTAAGGGAATTGCTGAAACTCTATCCTCAATACTTCGCGGGCCTCACACAGGAAGAAATATTAAACGGAAAGGCCGCCGCTGCCATCCGGGCCGCTGGGCAGGCAATATTGAGCAAGTCCTCCGCCGCTGCCAATATGAGCAAGGCAGAGGAAAGCGCAAAGCGGCAGGCGGAGCTTGAGGAAGATTTGGCAGACGCAACGCGCCGTAGAACTACCGCGCAGCGTGCCTATGATGAGCAGGTAGCCAAGACCGGCAACAGGTCACTGAAGGCCCGGGGGTTATTAGACGACGTCCAAGACATCGACAAAGAGATCATCCGGTTGAATGTCGCCATCGTGGAGGTACAGCAAAAGGAAGTCAACTTCTTTCAGGCTGCACAGAGGGCATCCGCACAGGCACAAAGGCAGATGGCCGCCGCGGCACCGAAGGGCCGCACCGCCGACACTATTCAGGCAGAGCTTGATGATGTTAACCGGCTGATCCGGACCTACGGGGCATTGTATAAGAACAGCGCGGGCATTCTGAAGGATCAGCGCGAAAATCTGGAAACGGAGCTATCAAAGTTCCTCGGCAATAAAGACCCGAATGCGGTGAAGCTGCCGAAGATAAAAAAGCAAGACCTGACCAACGAAACCTTTAAGGAAGCCGCAAAGGGAACAAAGGAGTATTTCGAGCAGCTTATTAACGCCTCTAGGCTTGCCGAGGAGCAGCAGAAAGCAATCTCAGAGAATGAGAAAAAGGATTTACAGGACCGGCTGACAGCTTTCCAGAATTATACATTCGACCGGATCAACACC